CCTGAAGAGGTGTTCCTCCAGGTGCAGGGGCAGATCGCCAACAGGCGCAGGCAGCAGAAGAATGGCAAGACGCAGATTTTTTCCGGGCTGGTAAAGTGTGCGGACTGCGGCTGGTCGCTGGCTTACGGCGAGAACAAGCAGAACAAAAACCCGTATGGCTACTATCATTGCAGCAAGAACGGCCAGGGCCTGCGCCAATGCTCCATGCACTACATCCGCTATGATGTGCTTTACGCTTATGTGCTTTCCCGACTGCAATATTGGTCGCAGCAGGCACAGCAGGACGAGGACAAACTTCTGAAACGGCTGCTCAATACCAGCGACAAGGAGCGCAGCACTGCCAAGAAGAAACAGGCATCCGAGCTGAAAAAAGCCGAGAAGCGCAAAGCGGAGGTTGACGGGCTGTTCGCCAAGATGTACGAGGACTGGTCTGCCGGGCGCATTACGGAATACAACTTCAATATGCTGTCCGAGAAGTATCAGGGCGAGCAAAAGGAGCTGGACGAAAAAATCCGGCAGCTCCATGAAGCAATGGAAGCCGCCGCACAGACCGCCGTGGACGCTGAAAAGTGGGTAGGGCTGGTAAAACAGTACGCAAACCCCACGGAGCTGACCGCCGAGCTTCTGAACACCCTGATTGAAAAAATCCTTGTCCATGAAGCGGTCAAGGGCGAGGATGGCAGCCGGGAGCAGGAAGTAGAGATTTTCTATCGCTTTATAGGCAAAATCGACTGACACATCTTTTTTTACTCAACAATATCTTTAACTTAGGGAAACGGGGAAAAGTTTTCCTGATGCGATGCAGATCAAGCGAATTGAAGAAGTTTATAAGGTCAGATATGACGATCTTATTTTTTTGCCCAATAAAACGCTTTAAGCGTAAAACACAAAGCGGGATAAAAAACCGCCCTCCAAAGGAGAGCGGGAATGAAAAATCAGCGTATGCAGTTGTTACACGGATCAGATTTCCCGGCAGCTTTGGCATCCGATATTGACCCGGAAAGAATAGTTTTAGAGCGTGCTAAAGATCGACATCCACTAGTGGAATGATAGGATTTACCGTTGGGAGTCCAATAAACAGTTCCTGATCCTTGGGGCTGATCTTCTTCAACAGGAGGAGTTTCTTCAGCGGGCGGTATCTCTATATCCTCGCTTGGTTCATCAGAGGGGACAGGGGCAGGTGTTGAAACTTTTTGCGATTGTTCTTCCAATAATGCAAATTGTTTTTCTGATGTTTCTAAAACGTCAAAGTTTGAAACGCGTTTTTTTGCTTCATCAGGTAGAAGATCGTAAATCGTTCTTGCTTCCCTAATCAGGTTGCCCTTATCTAAGGTAACTTGCTGAATTTGATTGATAGCAGTTTCGGCATTTTGTATTTGGGATTGTAGTTCTTTTTCCTTAAAATCTTCGACACGGATCATGATGAAATTACTTATTATATCGCCGTTTTCTGTTGTTACGGTTAGCCGCGTTTCTCATTCGGATAGGGTGCGGATCGTACCATTCGAGAAGGTGGCAACCTGTGGATTCGAAGATTGATAAATAAGCGGTATAAGTTCATCTATCATGGGGACGGTTTCAACTTGTGCCTGGATCGTCTGTTTTATATCGTATGAATCTTGGAGATTGTCCACGGATAAAACTAACTTGTCAGGGGCAGGAATAGAAATTTCACTGATTGGAATAGATTCTCCGAGATTTTCACTAATGGAATCTATTGCTTCAGAAGTATTTTCTGAAGCATTCCCACAAGCAACCATACAGAAACATAGAACAATCAAACACAGCAGTAAAGAAATTTTACGCATAAAAGCACTACCTTTCCTTTTATTACATATCATTGCTCATACGCAAAAAGAAAAGAAATATTACATATTTTGCCGAAAAAGATAGGAGGTGAGCAGGATGAAAAAACGGAATAAAGTCATCATTGAGATTTTGGAAATTGCCGTTCCTATCTTGGTGTCAATTCCAACCACTATCCTAACAGTATTGTGGTTAAAAGGGCAGTTATAAAAGCGACAATGAGACTTCCAAGGCAGGAGAAAGAAGTGAGTTCAATGAAAAAGATTCGTAAACCAACAAACAATCCCGGAAAAATACTCGACAAGCAAACCGAGGATGAAAGTTATAAAAGGTACAAGAAGGTTCAGTACGGATATCTTATTTTGAAAGCGCTGCTGTCTTTTTTCTTCGGCTTGCTTGTTATGTTCTTGCTCAAACTCTGATAAAGCGTCCTTGCCAAGCTCGGTAATGACGTGTTTGTCAGGAACGAAAGATGTACCAAGACTGCCTAAAACCACTTCCTTGAAACTGTAAATTTTTATCAAATCTTGCTTTCGCAATTGCTCAAAGCGCTCTCCTTCTCCTGCATCTGGGGCGTGAGGCGTGCAATAGGTTTTGAGAAGTTCATAGGTTTTCTCTGAAAGCACATCGTCACCGCCGTTCCGGGTTATCGGATCGCCCGACAAGATAGTCCAAGCTTACGTCAAAATAGTCGGCAAGAGCAATGAGGGCTTCAAATCCCGGCTTGGTGTTACCGTATTCCCAATCTTGGTAGTTGCGTTCCGACACGCCAATAGCAATTGCAACTTGTTTCTGAGTGGATTTGTGATTTTTTCTTATAATACGCAAGTGTTCGCTAAAATTCAGCATGGCAATACCTCCACAACTATTTTCATAAAGGATATTGACACGAAGAAATCAGCGTGTTATATTATAAATAACACGAAGAAATCAGCGTGTTAAATTCGGGAAGAGAGGAGAAAATGAATATGGAATTGCGGGCGGCCCGTGAAGCGTCCGGCAAGACGCAGGCACAGGTTGCCAAAGAAGCCAAAGTTTCAGAAAGAGTGTACCAAGACTACGAGTACGACAAATGCGAACCCGGCGTTCGGACGGCAAACCGAATCGCTAGGGCGGTAAACAGTACCACAGAAAAGCTATGGGGATTCGGGGAGGCAACCCCGGACAGAACAAAAGAACCTGACGGCAATCAGGCCAAATGAGTACAAACACAGCATAGCATGTTCGTTATACGCAGGTCAAGAAAAACGAGCAGAACAGAGCGAGGTGATTAACAATAAGGACGGTAGTTGTCATTGTGATATGGATCCTATGGATTTTGTGTATGACGATAATGAAAAAAATAAGCCCGGACAATTACCGAGCTTATGCCATATACGGAGGATTAGTTTGCGTTGCATTTACAACTCTCGTAATATCGGGCGCAGTCTAATAAGAGGACTGGTCAAGAAAAACGAGCAGAACAGAGCGGGATAGGGGGAAGAAAATGAAAGTAAACTCAGAGACAATATGTGCATACAGCAAAAAGCCCCTTTGCCTACAATGCAAAGGAGCCGTCTATGAATGTGACCCTGTCGCAAACACACCATGCAAAAAAACTTTTTGCGGCGAGTGTGGCTATACAACTCAAATAGAATATGCCAAACACACCCGCCCGTTATGTCCGCGCATTCATGTCACTGTAGGTCAAGAAAAACGAGCAGAACAAAGCGGGAAAGGAGTGAGCAGGATGAACATCTATGAAGCCGTGCAAGCATGCTCGGTAAAGTACCCGTTTATGACACGAGCTGCATGGCGCAAAGTAGTGAGTACAAAAGTGGAAGATTCCGTTAAAATTCAGCCAACCGATACGCCGGAAGGGTGTATGTTCTATGGTTTATCACAAAAGGCCCCTATCGCTGGGTGGCAGCCTAGGAAAGAGGATCTTTTAGCAACAGACTGGATGGTTGTGATGTACTGAGTTACTCTTTGAACAAAAACGCTGAAATTGCGGCGTTAGTAACGCCTTCCGCAATAGATGATACAGCAGACAGAGAATAGTTTCTAATGGCTGTTGTTATTGATTTTACCTTGTTCCAGCGCTTACCATCCCGTATTTCGTTTAGAAATTCGTGACCATCGTAAGTCATATAGTTGACAAGACATTCGTAGACGGAATCACTTGCCCAATGAACGGAAATGTTCAAATATCCTGCTTGATCAAGATTAAACAGCGAATAAATAATATCCTCTTTTTGGTATTCTGGCAGTAATTCACATAGACGTTCTAGTGAGACGTTATTTTTTGTTAGGCAATCTCCATCATCAGTGAAGGACAATTCTCTTTCAAGGGAGAGCATTACCGATCGAATACATTCTAAGTTGAGCTTCATTTCATCACCCCCTTTCCAACCAAAGTATATCACAGGTGGAGGAATGGGTGAAGCAAAAACAATTCAACCCACAAAGCGGGATAGGAGGGAAAATATATGGCAAAAAATTTAAAATATTTCCGAAAACTGAAAACCCTTATGTTTGACAAAGAAGTTGATCAGACATATATTGCCGAAAAGGCTGGCAAGTCGATAGGATATATTTCTAACCGATTTCAAGGCAAACATCCATTCAGCATGGACGATGTGTATACCATCATAGAAATCTTGGAAATTCCACAAGAGGAGGCCCTTACATATTTCCCCAAAGGCGGAATTTCAGAAAGGGAAGGAGCAAAAGGGGCATGATGGCATTTATGACTTTATGCATGGTGGTATTGCCGGGGCTGCTGTTGGTGCTTGTATGCGGATTGATAGAGTGGCTGATCAGTAAGCTGGACAAGCAGGACAAGCTGCTGGGGTGGTATGCCGGGGACACGCCGGGGAATGCCCGGACGGTGAAAGAAGCTCAAAGGAGGAAAGCAGGATGAAATTAACCCTGGAAGAAGCAAAGGCAATGATGAATCAAAACAATAACGGCAATCTGTATCTGAGAGGCACCAATATCACCGCACTGCCGGATAACCTGACGGTAGGCGGCTGGATGGACCTGAGAGGCACCAAGATCACCGCACTGCCGGACAACCTGACGGTAGGCGGCGGGCTGTATCTGAGAGGCACCAATATCACCGCACTGCCGGATAACCTGACGGTAGGCGGCGGGATGGATCTGAGCGGCACCAATATCACCGCACTGCCGGATAACCTGACGGTAGGCGGCTGGATGGACCTGAGCAATACCAATATCACCGCACTGCCGGATAACCTGACGGTAGGCGGCTGGCTGGATCTGAGAGGCACCAATATCACCGCACTGCCGGATAACCTGACGGTAGGCGGCTGGCTGGATCTGATCGGTACCGGGATTACAAACCATACTGTAAAAAGATTGCGTCATGGTGAATATGTCCCCGGAAAATACCTGTACGCAGATGGAATCCTGACGCACATCAAAAAGAAAAAGAAAATCGGGGAGTATACCCTTTTTGTCGGGAAAATCCCAAACAGGCACGTCATATTTGACGGAAAACACTATGCGCATTGCCGCAACTTCCGCGATGGGGTGGCCGATCTCCTTTTTAAATCTGCGGCTGACAGAGGAGCAGACCAATACAAGGGGATTTCTTTGGATGATTCTTTTACTGTAGAAGAATTAAAAAGGATGTATCGGGTTATTACAGGCGCTTGCAAAGCGGGAACAGAATCTTTTGTGAATAGCCTAAAAGACTTGAAAGACAAGTACACTGTCCGTGAAGTAATCGAGATGACAGATGGTCAGTACAATGCTGAAAAATTCAAGGCGTTTTTCGAGGGAGCGAATGAATGAACAAACCAAAAAGACCATGCGTGCAGGATTGCCCGAACCGGACGGCCACCTGCAAAATCAGCTGCCAGAAGAATCAGGCATACGAAAAAGAGCTTTTCAAATGGCGGGAAGAACGGGCGCGGCAGATTCGGGGAGAGCAAGACTATTCGGCACATTTTGTGCGGCTTGCAGGACGGCGAAGGAGGAAATCAATATGATGGAGCCGGAGGTATGCCGTAGGCGTGACTGTGAGCATTGCCCGTTTCCGGACTGTCGGACAGATACCATCACCAAAGAGGAAACAGCGTGGTTAAAAAAGATCAACCGGATTTTGACGCCGCCAGTCAGAAAGAAGGGAACGTCATGCGGAATATGAAACATATTTTCAAATGGAAAGTAAGCAGCCGGGAGCGTATTTCCATCTGGATCCTGACAATGACGCGGCTGGCAAACATGACCGAATACGAATTCAGGGAAAGAAAAAAGGAGGCGCTGAAAAAATGCGTGTAAGACTGGACGGAATCGTGCATATCGGTCTGGTTACCATAGGGGTCTGCGGCGTCATGCTGGGACTGGCCATCGCGCCGTGGGTAGAGAAAGCCAAGAAAATTTTGGAACAGGGCCTTTTGATATTGGAGAAAAGGGTATCCAGCCCGCTGCACCGCGTCAGATATGACCCATCCAGATGGAATATGCCGGATCAGAGAAAAGAGGGATGAGTATGAATCTGGACGAAGCGAAAGCGGCATTCTATCACCGGATCCCGGTATGGTATGACGGGACAGAATATCCGTACATACAAGCGCTGCGGTATCAGCAGAACAGACCATCCCCGATCGTGCAGCTGGAACTGCTGGATAAAAACCGGAACAGCGTTGTTTTGGCCCCGCCCAGGAAAGTAAAACTGGCAGGGGAGCTGCCGCAGCCGGAGCCGAAACCAGAAGAACAGGCAAAGCCGGAGATGGATGGAAAAGTCCTGTATGAATGGCAGGGGGTCAAGATGATCCAGAACGGGGTACTGTATATCGTATCCACCCCGAAAGACGGGGTTGTAAAAACATCAGCCAATAAGCTGACCGCCTGGACAAGCTTTTCGGATCTGTTAGACAGCCGGATGCGCCGGCAGATTGGGGAGGAACTGGACGCCAAGGGGAAGAACCGAACCGTCGGGAAGGAGGAGACACCATGAAAAAAGAGCATAAAAAAACAGCCCGCACCACGTCCGGCAAAAGACAATGCAAGCTGTTAACAAACAAGGCAGGAATAAACCTGTCTTTTATTTTAGTATAGCACAGCCCCGGATAAAAAGCAAGGGTACAGCATGGGAAAAGGGCATACCAAAGCCCTTTCGAACGCTCATATACCTATTAAGTTTACGACGAAGGGGGGCTGTGCGTGGCAAGGCCGAAAAAGTATCTGCAAAAGACTGTGGTTGCAGGTGATACCATCGAAATCTATAAAACGCAGTCTTCCCGGTACGGCCTTTCCATTCCACGGATGGAAAATATCGGAAAGACACCGGAATCTACCATACGCAACAACCAGCGGATGGCGGAACGGAGGCTGCGGCAGATCATCAACGCCAATTTCCAGGATGATGATTATCACCTGATATACCGGTACTTCCCACACACCCGCCCGGCGAACTGGAAAGAAGCGGTGGAAGAAATGCGGCGGTACTGGCGGAGGATGCAATATGAGGCAAAAAAGGCAGGGATAGAACTGCGGTACATATGGGCCGTTGAAACCGGAAAGCGGGGATCCATCCACTTTCATGTGATTGTGAATAAAGCGGACTTGTCTTTTTTCACAAAGCAATGGAAGCGGCAGGTAACCGGGGAGGACGGAAAGAAAACATGGGTCAGGCTGGGGACGGTCTATTGTGTGCCGCTGTGGTCGGACGGACAGTATAACGACCTGGCAAAATACATCATCAAGCAGACCAGCAAGACATTCCGGGCGATGGGGGGAAAGCGCTGGAACTGCTCGCGGAACCTGGTCAAGCCGAAAGAGAGAGTAAAGGAAGTGAAAGCCAGCCAGTGGAGGCGGGAGCCGAAGCCGCCGAAAGGATATGTTTTTGATCCGTCGTTCCCACTGGAAAACGGGGTGTGTTCTGTGACAGGTCTTCAGTATCAGAGATACGGTCTGATCCGGATAGACCGACAGCGCAGGCGGGAAAAGATGCAGATTTAGACCGAAGGAGGAAAAGAAGTTGAAAGTCAAAGTGAAACCGGCCCCAAAAACAGCCGGGAAACGTTCAATGAGGGCCCGGCAGAAACGCCTTGTTAAGTGGGCGGCATATATCCTGCGGGGGATATGTGATTCCAGGGATTGGGATACAGCCTGCAAAGGGTGCCCGTTCCAACCATACTGCCAAACAGAACCATATACATGGGATTTGGAATGTCTGCCGAGAGCGGGGGAGGAATAGCCGGTGGAATATGACGGAAAGAAAGCGCAGAGACAATGGCAGAACAAAATCAACAATGCACAGGGGCATATTTTTGAACAATGCATTAAAGCAGCATGTCTGATCTATGCCGAACAGGGGCGGGCACGGGTGGAGAAAATCCCGGAGCCGTTTATGGTAACCAGCAAGGGAGCAGGAGGGACTTTTTCCGGGCGGTTTACGGCGCTGGCGCAGCCGGATTTTCAAGGAACGCTGGCGGGCGGGCAGTCGGTTGTATTTGAAGCGAAATACACCACCACAGACCGGATGAAACGGGAAGTGCTGACCAAAGAGCAGATGGACGCGCTGGCCGGTCATTGGAAGATGGGGGCGATTGTGGCGGTCTGCGCCGGAATCCAGAATGATTGTTTCTTTGTCCCCTGGCCGGTATGGGACAAGATGAAAGACCGGTTCGGCAGGAAGTACGTGACTGCAAAAGATCTGGAAATATACCGGGTCAAGTTTAATGGAGCGGTGATGTTTTTGGATTACATCTATCCGGATAGGGAAAAGGGAGGCAAGCGAGGATGAAAGAGCTATACTGCACAGTATTCAACTGTGATTATATCAGGGGGTCAAGATGCTGCTTTTATTGCCGGAGGCGGGATTTGTGCCGCAGCAGGTGCCGGAACCATCCGGGAAAGTGCGGATTGTCCAGAAAAAAGGTGCCAAACCCATACCATACGCGGACAGCGCGGTTTGATTAGGGGGATATGATGAAGCATCTTGGAGATATCACGCAGATTCGCGGGAGCGGGATAGAGCCGGTCGACTGTATCACCGGAGGAAGTCCATGCCAGGATTTGTCACTGGCGGGGAAGAGGAAGGGACTTGCCGGGGAACGTTCCGGACTGTTTATGGAACAGATCAGGATCATAAAGGAGATGAGGGAAATTGACAGGTCAATTGGAAGGACAGGAGTCATGGTTCGCCCAAGATACATGGTGTGGGAAAACGTACCGGGAGCGTTCAGCAGCAACAAGGGGGAAGATTTTGCAACAGTCTTGGAAGAAACGATCCGAATTGCAGAACCGAAAGCCCCCGCTGTGCCTGTGCCTGAAAACGGATGGCCAACAGCCGGAATCCTGCATGATGAAATGGGAACCTGGTCCGTTGCTTGGAGAGTACACGACGCACAGTTTTGGGGAGTGCCCCAGCGCCGCCGCAGAATCGCGCTTGTCACAGATTTTGGAGGAATGTCCGCACCCGAAATACTATTTGAGCGTAAAAGCCTGCCGGGGTATCTTACGCAGGGCAGATGGACGTGGAAGGCCTCTTCCGGATGCTTTGCTCCGTGCATTGTGGTACCAAATCAAGAGGAACCGTGCTGTGATGGAATCAGCTATGGAAAGGTGGGAGCGGGGCGCGTAAGGGTATATGAAAACCACCAGCGGAATAGAAGTGTAAAAGATTTGGGTAAAACCTGCTGCACAGTAACCGCCAGATTCGGGACAGGCGGAAACAATCAGCCGTTGGTGTGTTCAGGGTTTAACGGGCATAAAAGCACATCTGGAAGTATCCAGTATCAGGCTGAAAGGTCGGCACCGATAGAAAGAAATACGCCTCCCAATGTTGTTTACAGATTTTCAGCTGGACAGGGGGCAAAGTCGGAAAGAATTGGATGGAAAAAAGAGTTGGTGCCAACAATGAGATCATCCATAAGCAGCACCCAGCAATCGCCATGCTTATGTATTCAGGGAAACGTTGTCGACCGAAAGGCAGCCCAGAACGGGGCAGGGGTTGCAGAAGACAAAGCATACACCATAAATTCCACAGATCGGCATTGTGTGTGTATGGTGACTGGTCAGACGAACGCGGAAATCATGACCAATTTTTCTCCCGCATTAAACTGCAATCACGAGCAGCCGATTATATGCATCGAATCGAACCTGACACCAGGAGAATCGCAGGCCAGGAGAATTAATTCAGCGAGCGGGATATATCCGTCTTTAACATCGAGGGAAAAAGCCGGAGGAGATCAGACGAGCGTTTTAGCTGGAGCGGTTCGCCGGCTGACGCCATTGGAGTGTGAAAGGCTGCAGGGATACCCGGATGGATGGACAGATATCCCTGATACAGAAATAAACGGGAAAAAGGTAAAGGCAAGCGACAGCGCGAGATACAAGGCTTTGGGAAACAGCATTGCACTTCCGTTCTGGACATGGATGTTTGAACGCATGAGCGGGTATTTACCGCATAACGCCACGATGGGGAGCCTGTTTGATGGAATCGGCGGTTTCCCTTTATGCTGGGAGCGCATACACGGAAAGGGCACAGCCAGATGGGCGAGTGAGGTCGATCCGTTCTGTCTCGCGGTGAGCAAGAGAAGATTGGGGGAATAGGGAATGAATAAAGAAGTGATATTTTCAAGCAAAACAGATGTTTGGGAAACACCACAAGATTTTTTTGATAAGTTAAATGATGAATTTGGATTCGATTTAGATGTATGTGCATTGCCTGAGAACGCAAAATGTATAAATTTTTATACACCTGATCAGAATGGACTGTCCCAACAGTGGGATGGAGTTGTATGGTGCAATCCACCATATGGAAGAGAGATCGGAAAATGGGTTAAGAAAGCATTTTACGAGAATCAAAAAAACAACAATTACATTGTAATGCTGTTACCAGCTAGAACAGATACAATTTGGTTCCACGAATATATTAAAGGGAAAGCAGAAATCAGATTCATACGGGGCCGTTTAAAATTCGGAAAGGCTAAAAATAGCGCACCATTTCCATCAATGGTGGTTGTTTTTCATCCAAAGGGGGAATAGGGAATGGAGCGATGCTGCGGGACATGCAAATGGCACTGGTATGAAAACATAGACGAAGGATTTGTCTGCACCAATATAGACAGCGAGTATTGCGCAGACTGGACGGACTACGCAGATTCCTGCGAAGATTGGGAGGGGAAATGCGATGCATGAAAAGAAAAAAGTTTGCGGGAATTGCAAATTTTTCTGGGGTTGCGGAGATTGGGATTTATGTTGCAGTTTACAAAAGCGCAGATTGTGCTATGAAGATGAAGAGGCATGTGAAGCGTGGAACAGGAGGGCTGACAGTGAACCACGACGCAACGCATTGTCTTGATTATAAAAAATCGTGTCCGAATAGTTGTTACCGCGCACAGCTTACGGCAGAGTTACGAAAAATAGTATACCTGTTGCCAGTTTCGTGGGCGCATTTTAAAGGGACGAAAGAGTGCATAAGGGGGGCGAAGAATGAGCGATAGAGAAACGCTTGTACAGATGATCGTTAGAGCTGTAAACGGAACATCTACATATTGGGCAGGTCTGATAGCTGACTACCTTATCGAACATAATGTGAGCTTGCCGAAGTACGGAAGCTGGGAAAATGCAAACCGCAGGCCCAAAACATATATTAGGCGTTGTTCGCATTGCGGAGGCGAAGCCTATTTCTGTGGCATCGGGTGCAGCTATAAGTTTTGCCCCAACTGTGGGTGCAAAATGGATTTGGAGGGATGATAATGCGTGAACTAAGAATTTGCATGGAGATCAACGGCCTGGCAGAGGATGAGAAGGGAAATTCATGCCCTGGAGGGATGAGTTTATCGCTGGGGATGGTGCCGGATGAAAATTTTGAGGACAAGTACAAGCAACTCATCGCTAACCTAAATGTCAACGAAGTACTAAAATTTATCTGCTTGGATGAAATATTTTCTGAATCAGATTGCCGGATTATCACGCCGGAGGAGGACGATCTACTGTATGGGGAGGAATAGAAAATGACAAACGCGGATATACGTCACCATCGGGGAAAAGACTGCACGGCGTGGAAGAAAGGGAGGTTTCGGATTGACAAGCCAAGAAAAGAAAGAGTTTCTCAGCAGGTACCTGGAAATCCTGGCAGAGGAAAAGGACATCCGGGAAGAGATCGCCTATTGGGAAAGCAAGGCGCAGAAAGTAACAGCTTCATGGTCTGCCGTCCCGAGTGGGGGGAAGGGTTCTGACAAAGTGCAGACGGGGGCAATCAAGGTTGCAGAGCTGCGGGAATCGCTCATGGATAAGATCAACCAGCTGGCCGCGGTGCGTATAGAGATTGAGCGGGCAATCGGCACGGTGCAGGACGATACCCAGAGAAGGCTGCTTAGACGGAAATACATAAATGGGCTTACTTTAGAGCAAATAGCAGTTGAAATGCATTATTCGTATGTCCATACGTGCAGAATTCATGGGTATGCATTGTCAAATATCATGTTATAGAATGTTAATATTATTCTGTGCTATAATGTAAACAGGCAAAAAGCCAAGGAGAAACCTCCATAACCTCCTATTCCGAAGCCGGGCGGGGAAACCCGGCATATATGCGGCAAAGAGACACACAAGCTATCCGCAAAGCCTCTATGTGAGCAGGTGCAACTCCTGTTGGCCGCAAAATGCGCATTTTCTGTTGCTTACCGCTTGCGGGGTAAAAGACAGCGGATGATACAGACCTGTACGCGCCTATCAAAGATGCGTACCATGTGCAGGTCGCTGAACAGGGGACGCAAGTACCCGCCGCACGATAGCGGGACGGGGAAGCCATCCCCTTATATGCAGCGAGCGGGCGCGAGAGCCTGAACGCTGATTCAAATTCTTTTCTCACTATTTTTCTTGCAAAAGGCTAGCATAATCCCTGCTAGCCGGAATATCCAAGCCTACGCAATGCGTGGGCTTTTTCTTTTGGAGTGATTTTATGAGATATGGAATTCCATATAAAGGAAGCAAAAATACAATCGCACAAAAAATTGTAGATTTTCTTCCGGAAGCAGAAACTTTAGTGGATATATGCGCGGGCGGTTGTGCAATTACACATGCCGCCTTAGAGCACATGGAACAAAATCCGCTTACAAAAAAATGGAATAGAGTAATAGCGAATGACATAAACCCAATGCCGTTGAGACTATTTGAGAATGCAGTAAATGGTAAATATGCAAATGAAAAAAGATGGATTAGCCGAGAAGATTTCTTTAGGTTGAAAGAAAAAGATGAGTATGTAAAATTTTGTTGGAGTTTTGGAAATAATGGCCTAAATTATCTATACGCAAAAGAAATTGAACCATGGAAAAGGGCATTACATTATGCTTATGTATTAGGGGATAATGGGTTTTTGTCCGAAATATGCGGAGAAGTTCCTAAAGATAACATACGACAATGGATAAGAGATAACGAGAAAGACATAAAAGAAAAATATATATCATGGTATAAAGAGCAATGGAAACTGGCACACAATCAGGCAGAAGGAGTGCCCATAGAATTACAGGATAGTACGGAAGAAGTACTGATAGCATTAAAAAAAGAATTGCAAGAATATTTACGGAAAGCGTTGCAATTAAGTGGGAAAAGGGCTTGTGATGTAGATAAACATTTAGGGACGAATGGCATGGCAGGCCATTATTTTGGAAAATCACAATGGGAGTTCCCAACGCCGGAGGCGTACATAAAATTAAAAGAAATCTTACCGCTGGATCGCGAATATCCATGGCATCTTTTATTCTTGCAAAGTCTGGAAAGTCTGCAAAGTCTGGAAAGTCTGCAAAGGCTGCAAAGGCTGGAAAGTCTGCAAAGGCTGGAAAGTCTGCAAAGTCTGCAAAGGCTGGAATTATATTGTGACAGCTATGAAAATATCAGAATTCCTGATAACAGCGTAATATATGCAGACATACCATATGAAGGAAGCGATTGCGGTTCATACGATGGTTTTAACCATAAGGAATTTTATGATTGGGCAGCAAGGCAAAAAAACATTTACATAAGCTCTTACGAAATAAAAGACCCGCGATTTATATGCGTATATGGAATTCCTAAAAGACAGAATGCCGCTGCTGGAGGCTATGGGAAAAAGATAATAGAAAGAATTTACACGGTAAGGAATCACGGTTAAATTCTTTTCGGTGCGCCGGTATAGAAAACGCTGGCGAGGTGGGCATGTGGGCAAAAAAGAAAGCCGAGGACTATTCCCCGGCTTTCGGAAGTTAAAATATTTTTAGCGTTTTGAAGTGTGGGAAACCGCATTGCAAAGCGCTTTTTTATTGAGGAAATATCATGGAAAAGATGTCACTTGTACAGCTAGAAAAATTAAAACGGATGCTGGATGAAGGGAAAGAAAATAGCTGGTATAACAGCGCGGCATGGGAAGCGACACGGCAGAAAGTGTTGCGGCTTGACCGTTATGAATGTCAGATATGCAAGGAAAAAGGCAAGTACCGAAAGGCTGTGATCGTGCATCACGTCAAGCATCTCAAAGACAGACCAGACCTTGCGTTAAACATATACGACCCGGAAACAGGAAACCGGCAGCTGGTGAGCGTGTGCAAGCGGTGCCATGAGCTGTTACATCCGGAGAGCCAGAAACAGTATAGGACGGCAAATAAGCCATTGACAGAAGAAAGGTGGGATTGATTATGTACGTAGCGGCATTGTCATACGGAAAAGACAGTATAGCGATGCTGGAAGTGATCCACCGGTTAGGTCTCCCGCTGGATAGGGTTGTTACGGTAGATGAATGGGCGACGGATACCTTGCAGGCGTTGTTGCCTGAAGTAGTAGAGTTTCAGCATAAGGCAGATGTAAAGATATATGACCGATATGGCATTGCCGTAGAACACGTTCGAAGCCCTAACACATTCGAAAGCCTATTTTATGGGATTATGTCAGATCGATCAAATCGGGCGTGAGAAATTAGAGGTTGGCCGTTTCAGCGTGGATGCTGGGCAAACTCGTTTCTCAAAATAGAACCGTTCCGAAAGGCAATTGGAAGGTGTGATGTTCAGTATATCGGGATTGCCGCGAATGAAACACTTCGGATTAAGCATCATTTCAATATATCAAAAAAACGCACCGTTAAGATGCCGTTGGTAAATGCTGGATGGACGGAAAAAGATTGTTACAAGTGGTGTAAGGAAAACAATTTGCTTTCCCCGGTGTATAAGGAGTTCTTCAGGGATGGATGTTGGTTTTGCTGCAACAATCCTGTGGAAAGACAACGTTGGTTGCGCAAGGAACATCCGGAATTATGGGAACTCATGTTAAAGTGGGACAAAGATTCCCCGGTACAGTTCAAGGCTCATTACTCAGTGTCTATGCTGGAACGCCGTTTTGCCGCAGAAGATGCCGGGCAAGTGCCTGTTGGCAATACGTTTAGGTGGAAGATGTTAGAGAAATAAAAGATATCCCCCCCCATCAAGAAAAACGAAAATGTATACTATGCGCTTTATCGGGAGGGTCCAAGACATTCCAGAGAAAATGCCGGATGCGCGTGGGTGTGGGGTATAAAAATGCAAGGACGGTGATGCCATGGCAAAGAAAACAGCGGGTTTGTGCCGGTTATATGAGCGAACGCGGGATTTCCGAGATCTGAAAAAGGAAATGGTAGACGATCTCACCGCACGGGGACTTATCAGCAAGCCTTACATGGACAAGGTGGAAGAATATATGAGCCTGTGGTGCCTGAGCCGGATGCTGGAGGAGGATATCGCCGCACGCGGCGTGTATATCGAATATCAGAACGGCGCGAACCAGAAAGGGACAACGGATAATAAATCAGTTGAAAAATTAGTGCGCGTTTCTGCTCAAAAGTTAAGCATTTGGACGGCGCTGGGGTTCAAGGAACAGGCAGCAAATTCAAAGCCGGGATACGGTGACGATGATGAGTTGTGAGCTTCCAAACGAAGTGAAAGAATATATTGATCTGGTAAAACAAGGCCATCACCGAGTCTGTCGGGAGCAAAAGGCGCTTATTTCCTATGTGCAAAGGGTATTTGAAACAGAGGATATCTATGTAGACAAGAAGCAGCTTGAACGGTATATGAGCCTTGCAAAATACTTTCCTTTTAAAGCGTTGTTTCCTTGGGAGAAGTTTTTGGTTGCCCTATGGGATTGCACCTATAAACCGGATGGGATGCCAAGGTGGAAAACCCTTTTTTGTATGGTTGGGAGAGGAGCGGGAAAGGATGGGCTGATTGCTTTTGATGCATTCGCCTCCATTTCGCCCTATAACCCGGTTTTGCATTACGATGTGGATATTTGCGCCAACAACGAGGAGCAGGCCATGCGACCCGTGCAGGATGTTATAGAAACGCTGGAAACACCTGGGACAGAATCCAAGCTGAAGCGATTCTATTATCATACCAAAGAAGTGGTGCAGGGCCGAAAAAATAAAGGATGCATCAAAGGAAGAACCAATAATCCGAAAGGCCGCGACGGTATGCGTAGCGGCAAGACGATTTTCAACGAAGCACATGCCTATGAGAATTATGACAATATTAAGGTTTTCATAACCGGACAGGGAAAAGTGGCACAGCCGCGCGTGGGAATATTCACATCAAACGGGGATGTCAATGACGGGCCGCTGGACGATTACTTAGCCAGAGGAGAACGAATTCTTTTCGAGGGAGAAGCGGACAATGGATTTTTGCCTTTTATTTGCAGACTGGAATCGAAAGAACAAGTCCACGATCCACAAAACTGGTATATGGCGAATCCCTCCCTAGCCTATATGCCGCATTTGCTGGAAGAAATCAAGGATGAATATAGAGAGTGGTGTGATCACCCGGAGCAAAATGCGGACTTTCTGACAAAGAGGATGGGAATTCGAGCGGGATTCAAGGAATTATCCGTTACGGATTATGAAAAAGTGCTTGCCACCAACAAACCGGTCAAGGTCAAGCCGGGACAGGGATGCGTTGTCGGCATTGACTATGCGGAGCTGTCTGACTGGGCGGCAGTAAACGTTCATTTCCGAGAGGGAAACAACCGGTATGATATCAATCACGCTTGGATTTGCGCACAGTCGAAAACCCTTTCCCGCGTAAAAGCGCCGTGGCAGAAATGGGCAGAGGAAGGGATTGTAACGGTGGTGCAGGATGTCAGTATCCACCCGGATCTGATCGCACAGTATATCGCGGACATCGGGAAAAAGTACAACGTCCGGATGCTGTCGCTTGACCATTACCGCTGGACGCTGATTTCCGAAAGCCTGAGAAAAATTGGGTTTGATGGCAACGACAAAAGCCGGGTAAAGCTGATTCGGCCATCAGACATCATGCAGATTGACCCGCTGATTCAGGAGTGTTTTGACCGACAGTTGTTTCACTGGGGGAACAATCCGTGCCTTCGCTGGGCGGTGAACAATACGAAGCGGGTGCGAAGCAGCCGCAGCGCAGGCGTAGATACGGGAAATTTCATCTATGCCAAGATTGAAGCGAAAAGCCGTAAAACGGATCCTTTCATGGCGCTGGTGGCAAGCATGTGTGCGGAAAACGTACTGGGCACAGGAGAAGCTTTGAAAATTCCAACGATAGGAGCATTTGTGTTTTGACAAGGAGCGATAGGCTCCTTTTTTATTGGCCGAAAGGGGGTGAAACATGGCAATCCATTTTTTTAAGTGGCTGACTGGAAAAACCTCACAGCCGGCAGGAAAAATCGTAGAGATTGACTGTCAGGAAATGTTAGAGGCGGCGCAGGATTTCTACATTCGAGATTTATGCTTTCAAAGCTGTGTGGACATGATCGCCAACGCAATCGGGCGGTGCGAATTCCGCACATACCGGAACAATGAGGAAGTGCGGGAATTTGAATATTACATGCTCAACATCGAGCCAAACGTCAACCAGAACAGTACGGAATTCTGGCACAAGGTCATTTTCAAGCTATACGCCGAAAATGAGGTGCTGATCATCAGCACCAAAACGCGGGATGGGCGCGATTGCCTTGTATGCGCCGACAGCTGGACGAATGGCAATCAGTATCCTGTCAAACAGAACGAGTACAGCAATGTGCAGGTAGGCAGCTTCACCTATACCAAAACATTCCGGGAAAAGGACGTTATCCATCTCAAATTGAACGAGGTGGACATCAAGCCTGTTCTGGACGGCCTGTTCCTGTCGTACTCGAAGCTATTGGAAGCTGCAAAGACCTATTATATCACGTCAAATGGCACGCACATGAAAGTGCACATCAACCAGATTTCACAGGCACAGGACGGATGGGAAGACGCGTTCAAAAAGATGCTTGAAAAAACAGTCGTTCCGTTTTTGAAATCCAATGCGGGCGTGCTGCCTGAGTTCGACGGTTACGACTATTCCGTAATGGATTTCGGTTCTAGCACGCAGTCCGACGAAATCAGAAAAATTACCGAAGATATTTTCAGCATGACGGCGCGGGCATTTCTGATTCCCGTAGTGCTGATCAACGGCAATGTCGAGGGTACGGCGGACGCGAATAAGCGTTTTCTAACCTATGTGATCGACCCGCTGTGCGACCAGATTCAGGAGGAACTAAACCGTAAGCGATATGGATATGAAAGCTGGAGATCCGGAAGTTATGTCCGCGTGGATTCTTCCAGCATCATTCATTTTGATGTGTTTGAAAACGCTTCCAACATCGAAAAAGTTGTGGGAAGCGGAGTGTTCAGCTTAAACGACGTACTGCGGGCGGCCAACCAGCCGGCAATACCGGAAGACTGGGCCAATCGCCACTATATGACGCTGAACATATCAGCAATGGGAGAACAGACAAGACAACTGGAGGGAGGTGAAAGCACATGAAAAAATACTTTTCCATCCAACAGCTTGACCGAGCCGCCGACATTTACATTTTCGGCGACATCGTGCCGTGGGAAATGTGGCCCGGAGACGTGTCGGCCAACGGCATTGTCGAGAGGATCAAACAGCTGAACGTGGACGAAATACGCGTGCATATCGACAGCTACGGCGGCAGCGTGTCAGAAGGGTGGGCGATCTACAACGCTCTGCGCCAGCACCCTGCCAAAGTAACTGCTTTTGGCGATGGATTTGTTGCCAGTGCGGCGCTATACCCGTTTTTGGCAGGGGATGAACGCATTGCAAGCAACCTGTCGGCCTATTATTTCCACCGTGTTTCTATTCTGGCGGAGGGATACGCCGATGAGCTGCGCAAAGCTGCTGACGAAGCCGAACAGATGACAGAAATTGGAATTTCAGCATTTGTTGAGCGCGCCGGCATGGAGGAAAGCGCTGTACGAGAATTGATGGAAGCTGAAACCTGGCTGACCCCGGCGCAGGCGCTGGATTATGGCCTGGCCACTTCTATCACGGCGGACGATGCGCTGCCAGTCGCGCAGGATGCAAAGAAATCCATTATGCAACGCGTATTGACCCATGCAGCCGGGAAGAAACACGTTGACGATAAACCACAGGAACCTGTGGAGCAGACTTTAAAAGACAAAATCAAAAACATGATTTGAAAGGAGAACCTGAATGAAAAGTAATGATCTGACCATGAATCGTGATGATGTGAGAGCGCGTCTGATGCAGGCGCTGTCTGACAACGACAAAGACGCGTATAATCAGGCGTTCAACGACATGATTCTATGCATTGAAAACGATATTAACCAGAGACAAACTGAATCGGTGGACGAAATCCGAGAGGAAGCCGACCGCAAAGTGCTGGCACAGCGCGGAGTACGCCAATTGACCAGCGAGGAAAAGAAGTATTACCAGAAGCTGGCCGAGGCCATGCGCAGCACGAACCCCAAGCAGGCGCTTTTAAATACCGATCTGGTTATGCCAAAAACCATCATGAATGCGGTGTTTGACGACCTGCAGACCAGCCATCCATTGCTGTCTGCTATCCAATTCACCGACACCACCGGTATTACCGAGATGATCATGTCGGAGAATGGAGAACAGATGGCGCAGTGGGGCAAGCTGTGTGATGATATTGTCAAAGAATTGCTTGCCGGTTTTAGTACCGTAAATATGACGCTGCTAAAGCTCTCCGCCTTCATTCCGGTCTGTAAGGCCATGCTGGACCTCGGTCCCGCTTGGCTGGATAATTTTGTCCGACAGGTATTGTATGAGGCTCTGGCCAACGGGCTGGAATATGGAATCGTCACCGGTAACGGCAATGATCAGCCCATCGGTATGGATCGCCAGGTTGGTGAAGGCGTTACGGTAACCGGAGGCGTATACCCGGAAAAAGCCCCGGTTGCCGTAAGCGATTTTCAGCCCTCTACGGTTGGACGGCTGCTGTCTTTGATGGCCGTTGATCCAGCGGGGAAGCCTCGTACTTTGCGGGACATCATTCTGGTTGTCAATCCGCAGGACTATTATCAGAAGGTCATGCCTGCTACAACGGTGATGGCCCCGGATGGTACGTATCGCAATGATGTGATGCCATATCCCATGCGGGTGATTCAGTCCTTGGCGCTTCCGCGTGGCAAGGCTATTCTTGGAATTGCTTATAAATATTTTGCCGGTGCAGGTATGAGCCGTGATGGACGTATTGAGTACAGCGACCACTATCAGTTCCTGGAAGATGACCGTGTGTACCTGATCAAGCTGTATGCCAATGGATTCCCGATGGACAATAACGCTTTTTTGGTGCTGGACATCTCCGGACTGCGTCCTGCCACTCTTCAGGTCACCACATTAGATGCACCGGCAGCGTCCACGAATGATGATTTGGCAAGTCTGCGCATTGGTAACTTGACCCTGTCTCCTGCATTTGCAGCTTCTACAACTACTTATACGGCAAGCACTACCAATGCCACCAATACGATCAATGCCGTTCCTGCTGATGCGGGGGCTACCATCGAAATCACCAATACCCATGACGCCGACGAAGTAGACAGCTATGACAACGGTGCGGCTATTACCTGGGCGGAGGGAACGAACACGGTGGCAGTTAAAGTGACTGCTGCGAACGGTACCACGAATCAGACTTACACCGTTACCGTCACCAAGAGCTAAGAGGTGAGCCATGACCAGACAAGATGTTCCTGTACAGTTATTGGCGGACGTGGAAAATTACTGCAATGTAACGTGGCAGGATGATGCGACGGACGAATTTTACCGGAACATGATCGCGCAGGTCGCGGCTTACCTGGACAGCAAGTGGAGACAGCCCGCCGACTATACGGCAGACGGGCTGCCCCGCGCCTTGCTGTTCGACGGCGTCCGGTACATGAGGGACAGCGCCTTTGATGTGTTTGAAAACAATTATCAATCTTTGATATTAGCGGCACAGCATGAAAGGATGGTGATCGATAGTGGCATGGAAAGCGCCGTTTCGTCCGAGGACTGATAACGGGATAACGCAAAACTTCAACGAAGGGGAAATAACGATCTACCGCACCGAGGATCGGGCACAGCCTGGGTATTATCCCCAGATAGAACTGTCTAAAAAAGTGAAGTTGCGGTACGAAGAACGAAGTCTTGGGATTCAGCGATATTATGCAGCTGCGCAAAACCAGATCGAGGTGAAACGCGTTGTCCGTGTGCCGCAGTATCCGGGCGTTACAAATCAGGACGTGGCACAGACTGAGGACGGGACTTATTACAGAATCGACCTTGTGCAGGCCGTAGTGGATGCGTACCCGCCATGCATGGATCTGACGCTGGCCAAATACACGCAGGGGGTGCCGGAATGACATGGTTTGAAAGAATCATTGCCTGCCATACCGCCGTAACAAACGCCGTAAGCCATGCAAAGCGACTGAAATCCGACCGGTATTTTGTCTGGATGGAAGACGACCGAAACGATTTTGAAGCGGGGAATCTTCACGCGGAAAAAGCTGTTGAGGGCACGACAGACCTTTACACCAAAACGGAGTTTGACCCGTGGGCGGCGCAATTTGAAGCGGCGCTGGACGCGGATGGAACTATCGCCTGGTATCTCAATCTGACAGACTTTGATGAGGATAGCGGATTCTGGCATTATGAATGGGTGTGGCAGGTATCTATGGAGGGATGAGCAATGGCAAAATGGATTGTGGGCAAAGGGCTTGATAAGTATATAGCCTATCTGCAAAGTCTGGAAGCTGCGACAGATGAAGTGATCGGAAAAGCCGTTTATGAAATGGCTAAAGTAGTGGCCGATAATGTCAAAGCCAATATGATGGCATTGCCTGCTGTTTCCAATGAAGCGAATATTGCAACCTACAAGAAAGGGTACAGCCGCCTTTCTGAGCCGGAAAAAGAGGGCCTGATTGAGGGGTTCGGCATTTCACCTATGAGGAATGATCAGGGGTATGTCAATGTGAAGCTTGGGTTTGACGGGTATAACAGCGTAAAGACAAAAAAATATCCGAATGGCCAGCCAAATGTATTGATTGCCAGAGTGACAGAAAGCGGAAGCCCATACCGGGAAAAGACCGGGTTTATCAGAAAAGCGGTGAATGCGTCAAAGAAAAACGCGGAAGACGCGGGACGAATTACAATTGAAAAGGAGATTCTTGCGATTCCCCAGGATTAAAACTGACGGACACGGCCCGGAATTCCGGGCGCGTCCGTTTTTTATTTGAAAGGAGAAAACATTATGGTAACAACTGGATTTTCGAAACCGATTATTGCCAAATATAGCAACACAGGAAGCACAGTCACATATACCGCCCCGAAAAGCCTTGCGCGTGGGGTTTCTCTGTCACTGGATATTGACGTAGCTGATGATAATAATTTTTATGCCGATAACGTGTTAGCCGAGACCGAAAGCGCATCTTTTACGTCTGGATCCGCAACGATTACAGTTGATGGTTTAGATAACGATGCCGCTACTGTAATTTGGGGCCTCCCTGTTCCGACTTCATTGACCGTTCAAAATCCGAGCACTACTGTCCAGATGCAAGGATATGGACAAGCGATCAACCCGCCTTTCGTGGGGTTCGGATGTGTAAGACGGACAATGATGAACGGACAGACGCAGTATTGGCCTTTTATTCTTCCGAAAATCAAATTTGGCCTGCCTTCGGATGAAATGGCGACGCAGGAGAATCAGATTGACTGGCAAACGCAAGAATTGAGTGCAACTGTTTTTCGTGATGATACTACTGCGGCAAACTGGAAGGTGATTTCTGCGGAGGGAATGGCTACGGAAGCTGAAGCCGTGCAGGCAATCAATGCTTTTTTCGGGGTAGTAGAGGGGGAATAGTCGTTGAATATTGAGATTTTAGGAAAATCTTTTCAGATGTCTATGGGGCTGGACGCTATTAAAGAGATTACGGAATTTCTGGGCTGCTCATTAGAGCAGCTCGGCGATACCATTTCCGCCGCGGCAATGGAAGATAAATTTGTGATGTATGCCCATATGGCAGAAGCAATGATGAAATCCGCTAGAAGAAAAAAGAAATTAGAATGCAAGATGTTTGGCGAAGAATGCCCTGATGAAATCATTCCGAGCGCCGATGAAATCCTTAGTTGCTATTATCTGTCGGAGAACACAGGATTGATCACAGCGGTTTTACAGACGATGAAAGAATCACAAACGGGCACGGTTGAAATTAAAGAAAAAAAGGGAAAAAACGGAGAAAGCCACGCATCAAAATGAATTTTGCGTGGCTTGTTTATTCTGGCTTATCTTGTGGATTATCCCTTGCAGAAGTACTGGTATCAACGCCTGGAGAAATTGGAGATCTGGTAGCCTGTAAGGCGATAGAGAATGGAGCGGAGCAAAAAATAAATCTTTCGTTTGATGAATGTATAAAAGTGGGGTGATGGTATGGCAGTCAATATTGGGCCTAAAATTGGAATTGATGGGGAAGCAAAATACCGCAGTGAACTCAATAAAATAATTCAGCAACAAAAAACATTGCAAGCTGAAATGAATGCTGTAACATCATCGTTCACAAAAAACACAACCGCCGAAGAAAAAAATGCAGCCGTTTCCAAGATCCTGTCCGAGCAGGTGAAAATTCAGCGCGAGCGGGTGGAACAACTTTCTGCCATGTTGCAAAAATCAGCCGAAAAATACGGCGAAAACGACACGAAAACATTAAAGTGGAAAGAAGCTGTTAATTCGGCTACAGCAGAACTGAATAAGATGGAAAACCAGTTGAAAGAAAGTTCTGATGCAACAGATGATCTTGGGGATTCTCTGGATGAATCTCAAGAAGCTGCTTTTTCTTTTGGGGATGCTCTTAAAGCAAACGTATTATCCCAGGCAATTGTGGACGGATTCAAAAAGCTTGTGTCGTTGGCAAAAGAAACCTCGGGCGAGTTTATAGAAGCTGCAGCAAGTGTAAAAGCAGAGACAAGCCAATTTGAACAGACCTTCAAAGAGTTTGGGGATCAGGCAGAAGATGCAATCGGAAGAGTATCAGAAAACGCCGGTATTTTAGATACACGACTAAAAACAGTCGGCGCGCAAATATACGCGTTTGCCAAGTCTTCCGGAGGGGATGCGGCAGGTTCTCTGGAATTAATGGAAAAAGCTTTGCAGGCTACCGCAGACAGCGCGGCATATTATGACCGCAGCCTGGAAGGTACTGCGGAAAGCCTGCAATCGTTTTTAAAGGGAAATTATGCAAACGACGCTGCTCTTGGATTATCTGCCACCGAAACCACAAGAAATGCCGCCGCAATGGAGCTTTTTGGGCAAAAATTCAATGATTTAACGGAAATTCAAAAGCAGCAAACATTATTGCAAATGGTGTTGGACGCACAGGAATTATCTGGTGCGATGGGACAAGCTGCTAGAGAAGCGGACGGCTGGGAAAATGTCCAAGGAAATCTGAATGAAGCGTGGAGACAGTTTCAGGCACAGGCGGGAGAACCTTTTCTGGAAAACCTGATTCCCATCATAAAAGATGCAACGGAAGGGCTACAAGATTTTTCCAAAAGCGTGGATTGGAACGCCTTTGCAGACGGGGTAGACGATACATTCCGGGAATTGACAGATATAGGGGAAAAAGCATTTGATTTGGGAAAGAAAATCCTCCCGGAATTCGGTAAAGGAGTAAAATTCGTTGCGGATAATTTTGAATCCCTTTCTTCTGCCGCAATCGCTACATATACCTCAATCAAGGTTTTTAAAGGGGTATCCGCTGTAACAACGACAATAACGGGATTCCAAAAGGCATTAAAAACGGCCTCTGGAACCATGACATTAGCAGATAAGGCAATGAAACTGCTTAATCTTTCGATGTCTGCCAATGTGTTTGGAGCCGTCGCGATTGGTGCAGCTGCTTTGGTTGGTGGAATTGCTGCGCTGAATGCTATCAGCAAAGAAACGAAGACCGAAGAGGAAGAGGCGGCGGAAGCGGCGAGGAAAACAGCCGAAGCATATCGGGAGAAATATGACGCTTATCAGCAACAGGTAGAAGCCGCACAGGCACAGGCAGATGCAGATATCGCCCAAATCGATCATGCACAGGATTTATGGAAAGAGCTTCAGAGATTGGCAGATGAAAGCGGAAACGTTCAGGAAAAAGACCAGGCTCGGGCAGAATTCATTCTGGGAGAACTCAACAATGCGTTGGGAACCGAGTATGAAATGACCGGCAACCAGATCCAAAACTATCAAGAGCTGGCAGACGCGATTGATACGGTGATTGAGAAAAAACAGGCGCAAATATATCTAGATGCCAATGAAGAATCTTATAGAACCGCAATACAGGAAATCACAAAGCTGGAAAAAGAGCAGGCTGACGTTTATGCAGAGATAGCGGAAACAGAAGACAAGCTGACAAAGAAAAAACAGGAATACGCAAAAGAAGCCGAAAAAATAGCAAAACAGATGGCTGACCCCTATGGGTCAATATCGGAATCCAGTTTGGCATATATCCAGTCTCTGGAATCCGAAATCACAGCGCTGGAAACCCATAGCGGAGAAATGCAATCTGTTTTTTCGAAAAACGAAACAATCCTCCGAGAGTATTATGATTCAGCGAACAAATACGAAAGTGCTACAACGGCCCTATTGGAGGGGAATGCCGAAAAGGCAATCGCAATCATGCAGGAAAAAACAGACGGGATAAAAAAACAAAATGACCTGCTTGGGAAATCGATGGAGGAGCAAAGCGCCATACTGTACGAACAATTTAAAAAGGCGGACGCAGAATTTCAAACTACTTTGCAGCGTTTCCAGGAAGGCGTTGAAGGCGTTACGTCTGAGATGGTGGTGGAAGCTTACCAGAAAAGAAGCGAAGCCTATGACGCTTATGAGGAGTTAGGCAGCACGATCCCATCCGCAGCGGAAGAAGGCATTTTTTCCGGGAAAGATGATGTGGATAGAGCCGTCCAAGATGTGATCGGCAGCCCGATAGAAACATCATGGGCAACGGTAAGTGGATATGTAGACGTGGGCAAAAGCATGATGGAAGGTGTGGCGCAAGGAATCCGAGATGCAGGCGGTATCGTTGAAACGATGGTGAACGGGACAATGGCGGGCGCGATTGTAGCGGCAAGATCCGCAATTGATGCAAACAGCCCGTCGAAAAAATTTGCTGATTTGGTTGGCGCTACTATCCCAACCGGAATTGCAAAAGGAATCAGGGACAACATTTCCGCATTGGAAAAAACAACAAACTGGATGATGGGATATACTTTCCCAAAATCTAATTCGAAAATTGCAACGGCAATTGGCGGCATGTCTTCTGCTGGGTATGCAAATACGCAAAATACTATGAATGCTACCTACAACATGACTGTGAATGGCGTAGCAGGTCAGGATATAAATGCCTTGTCCAATATTATTATGAGAAAAATTCAGTCTGCAACCGAGCGAAAGGGGTCGATCTGGAAATGAATTCATTTTTTGTTTGGGCAGGCGAAACGTCTTTCAGCAAAGGGTTAACCGTTGAACGATGCCCGTCGTTTGGAGCAGGGCAAAGAATTGTTGAAAAAACTGCAATCCCTGGAAAATCCGGGGATTTAGTTTTTGATACCGGCGCATTTTCGAATTATATCCAAAGCTATGAAATATGGTTTCGGGATAAAAGCGCCGGAATGATTTCAGCAGCAAAAAACATTGCAGTATGGCTTTTATCTCCTTTAGGATATCAGAGGCTGGAAGATACTTATGATCCTGATGTTTTCCGTATGGCAGTGTATACAGGGCCGATAGAGATAGAAAACTGGATGCTCACGTATGGCCGTGCAACGCTTGATTTTGACTGCATGCCGCAAAGGTGGCTAAAATCCGGGCAAACTCCCATTTCTGTGCAGAACGGCGATGTGATCTTAAATCAATGGCAGCCGGCAAAACCTCTCCTTATTGTCAGCGGGAATGGTACTATTGAAATAAACAACGCTGTTATTAGGGTCAGCGGAACGAGTGGGAAATATTTCATTGATTGCGAAACGGAAAACTCGTACCAAAATGGAATAAGCCTGAACGGCAATCTGACAGTAGAAAACAATCTTTTTCCGTCGTTTCCTCATGGAGAAACGCAAATTTCATTTACGGGAATTGATAGTCTGCAAATTATTCCAAGGTGGTGGTCAAATTGAGTATGATATTATTTCCATCAGGTGCAACAACGTTTGAAACTCAGGGACTGGGGAGCATTATTGATGCCATATCCTGCAATGTCCATGAAGTGCTTAACGGTGAATACGAATTAGAAATGCAATATCCAATCACAGGGTTGCAATACAATAACTTGCAGAATCGCCGTATCATTTATTCCAAACACGATCCGTATAGCGATCCGCAACCGTTCAGGATCTACCGGATCACAAGGCCGATGAATGGGATTATATCAATTTATGCCCGCCATGTCTCCTATGATCTAGCTGGTATTCCTGTCGGGGTATTTGACGCAAACAATGCACAGTCTGCCATGCAGGGGCTGAAAAACAATTCACTGGTTGCAAACCCGTTTCTTTTTGAAACAACCATGCCGACCGTCGCAAACTTCAGTTGCCAATATCCGCAGCCGTGCCGGAATTTATTGGGCGGGCAGGAAGGATCCATTTTGGATGTTTACGGCGGGGAATACGAATGGGATGAATGGACGGTTCACCTGCAATCGCGCCGAGGATTGGATAACGGGGTTCGGATTACCTACGGGAAAAACCTGATCGATATTGAACAGGATGAAAACATTGCTAATATGAAAACAGGCATTGTTCCATATTGGATTAATAGTGAAAATGGAGAGGTTATTTATTCCAGTCCGCAAATCATTCAGGCACCGGGAGAATTCAACTTTTCGTCAGTGGTTCCGGTTGACTTTGGGGATAAGTTCGAGAGCCAACCGACACCAGAACAACTAGCCGATGCTGGGCAACAATATGTCACAAATAATAAAATAGGGGTTCCGACAGTATCCATAGATCTTTCGTTTGCACAGTTGGAGCAATATTCATTGTATGAGAGTACAGAAGCATTGGAACGGGTAAGGATAGGTGATACCGTACATGTGTTTTTTGCGCAATTGGGGATCAACGTTTCTTCCCGCATTGTGGAAACGAATTACGACCCAATTTTGAACCGTTACAATTCTGTGAGCGTGGGTAGTGTCCGGGCTAATATCGCTGGAACGATAGCGGACCAGCAACAGCAGATTGACGATCTGACGCAAAACCCAACGCTGTCTTCGGCATTTAAAAAGGCGGTTTCATCCCTTACACAGACAATTCTTGGAGCAAAGGGCGGAAGTGTCCGTTTTCTGGACACGGATGCAGATGGAGAGCCGGACACTTTATACATTGCCGATGATCCGGATCCGTCGAAGGCGCAGAAAGTGTGGCGCTTCAATTATGAAGGCTGGGGCGCGAGCGAAAACGGGTACAACGGGCCTTTTGAAATCGGCGCTACCTTGAATGACGGAATTGTGGCCAATTTTATCACAGTCGGGGTACTGAATGGGGATTTGATACAGACTGGAACTATCCAAAGCCCGAACGGAAGAATGACAATTAATCTTGATCAAGGGAAGTTCAGCACATGGGGGATTTCAAGCCTTACCGGGGAAGAAATTATTTTTAACTTCAATAACGGAACAATCACACAGATGCAGGGAAATTTGAAATCCGGTGAATGGTACAATGACAACAACGTGGGGATATTGGCAACCGGGCAGATTGACGCGTATGGAATTAATATTCTGCGTGAGTTTAATATTGATAACAAACAGGAATCAAACAGAATCACAGTAGCATATCACGACGAAGCTTTCAGGAATCGGATTACTCTTGCGGGTGAGGCGTACCGAATTTGGACAGATACGACAGGATCCGGAGAAAGCCGCCTATTCGCCTATACTTCCGGGAAAAATCTGACGATAGAAACAGATGTGCTGTATGTGGAAGGAGTTGCCTATAAACCAACGACAATAACAGTTGACGGGCAGGAATATACAGTATTGGGAGCGTGATACTTTGCAAGTAACAAAAGCGATTAATATTGATCTCATTGAAAAAAGCGTGAAGCCACTTATATACGCAAAACAAAATGATAGCCAAACAAGATTTATTGCAGCTTCACTGTTCGCCAATGGTCAGCCTTTCAGCGTGCCGGATGGCGTTGTTGCTATGTTTCGAGCGGGTAAACCTGACGGGACTGCATGCTTTTATGACAGCAACGAAACGGGAACCCCAGCGATTACAATTGAGGGGAATCTTGTAACGGTAGAACTGGCGGAGCAGGTATTGACCGCTCCGGGGAATGTGCAGGCAGAGATCAATTTCTATACAGCTGGCGGTGAGAAACTGACCAGCTTTTCTTTTGCCATTCAAGTGGAGAAATCTGTTTTGACAGATCAGGAAATTGTATCCAGCGACTACTATAATGTTCTGACCGCGCAAATCAAGGCAGCTCAAGATGCAGCACAGAACGCACAGACTTCTGCAGGGCAGGCAGAACAGGCTTTGCAGGAAGTAGAGCAGCTGGTCAATACGGTGAGCGAGACGATCCAGCAAGCCGGACAGGATCAGGTGTCCAATATTCAGCAGGCCGGACAGGAGCAAATTACCGCTGTACAGCAGGCGGGGGCGCAACAGACCGCAGCGGCAGCGGCGGAAGCAGACCGGGCGCAGGGGTACGCCGAAAGCATTAACCCGGCGCAGTTTGTCAAGACCGTGAATGGAACCGGGCCAGACGCTTCAGGAAATGTGGAAGTGCAGGCCGGAGTAGCCTCGGTATTTGGCCGAACAGGTGAGGTGATAGCGCAGGAGGGAGATTACAACGCGGGCCAGATCGAAGAGACCGCCAGCCGCGTGTTTGTATCACCGGAGCAAAAAACAAAAATAGATACAGCATATTCTACATCGTCCGGCCCACTCCCTATTGAAAATGGAGGTACGGAAGCGGATAACGCAGAAACAGCGCGGGAAAATTTAGATGTTCCTCAAAAAGTAAACGTACTCGGCCATAATACAAACTTTAATTATACTAGCTACAACGGCGGCGACGCTAACGATATAACCAGAGAATTTCACGAATTTGTTTTTAATATGACGAACATTCCTTCCTCCGACAGCGGATATGGATTTCTGGATGTAAGCACTACGAATGGAAGTGGGTTTGCTCCTTCGTCTCAAGGCGTTATATTGCAAAAGTTCTATGGCTATTCGAGTGGCCGAATGTTTTATCGTACACGTAGAAACGGAACCACGTGGTCAAATTGGCTCTGTCCATTTCCGTTTAATGGCACTTATTCAGGTACCGGAGCAGAGCAAACCATTTCCTTGGGATTTCAACCGCGCTTTGTCATGGTAAAGAAAATTGGTGCGACAAATCACTGGTGGGCAGATCAATCATCAGGAGATCAATATGTTACGATAACGTCCACAGGATTTACAGTTTCCGGAACTTCATCCTCTGGCGCGTCTTACAGCGGAGCGAGTTACCGATACATTGCATGGAGGTAAGGAAGATGATTGTAAGCAAATCAAACAAGAGTTATCAAACGATGAATGATTTTCCTGATGAAAACTGGCTTGTTCAGTTTGCAGAGCAGGGAATTGATATCGGCATGACTGCGGAAGAAGCGGAAACGGCTTTTTATGTAGTAGAAGATGGCAGTGCATTGGCAATGAAAATTGTAAGTTCTACCCCGTATTATGATTTTGTTACCGATGAGAAAGGCAATTTAGTAGACGTTACGCCTACTGCAAAACCTCAACCGGAGACTAGCCGGGAGGAACAGCTGGAAGCGCAGGTTGCGGCTTTGCAATCGCAGGTGGACGCATTATTGGGGGTGAGTGAATAGTGGACAAGGTAGAACGGGCAAAGCAGGTTTATAAGGCGATGCAGTTTCAGTCTGCCGCCTTGCCGGACGAACAGGCGGCGCAGGTCCCGGCAGTGTTCCCGGCGTGGGACGCGGCAGGAACCTACGAAGCAGGCGACCGGGTGCGGTACGCGGATGTTTTGTATAAATGCCTGACGGGGCACACGGCGCAGGAAAGCTGGACGCCGGATGTATCGCCGTCCTTGTGGGCAAAGGTGTTGATTCCAGATCCGTCGGTGATTCCCGAATGGGAACAGCCGGGCAGTACCAACGGATATTCCAAAGGGGATAAGGTCACGCACAACGGAAAGACGTGGGAAAGCCTGGCGGACAACAACGTATGGGAACCGGGAGCAATCGGTACCGAAAGCCTGTGGAAAGAGGTGGCGTAAATGGAAAACTGTATTGCACGGGCAGAGCATGAGGAATTTGCCAAGCGGATCGACGCGGAAAACACCCGCCAGAACCGGCGCATTGA